TTTATTGTGCCACTATTCAATGTTGGACGAATAAACGGTCTTGCTGGTATCTTTGAAGTCCCGTATTCATTCCAAACAACGGCGCTAGCTACAAAAGTACCGTTAGCATATTTTTCACCAAACCAGCCAGACTTGCCAACAAGTTTACTCTTACTAAGTTTATTTATGCTTTTATCAAGTTTCCTTCCAAACTCGCTCTTTTCTATTTTTACATTAGACAAAAATACCACCAACGCGTCGAAAACTTGAAGACTCCGGCAAGCCGCCAAAATATAACCCGCCAGCACTCTTGGTTCTTAACAAAGCTAATAACTGAGCACCGTATGGCGTTGTGTTTAACCACCATTTAAATCCGTCAGGAGTGTTGGGCGGTGATATACTAACTGAAACTTTATCAATGCTAGCAGAACTTGCTATTGTCAAATCTTCTCCGCCATTCACAATATCGCCAATTGCAGTAATGTGAGCCGTCATTAAGTTTAGTGCGTATTTGCGACACTTACCATTGAGAACGCCACAGTTAACATCACTAATATAACAAGTTCCAATATCCCAGTTAGATTGCAGCCTAACCTCAGGGTATTCAATTAAGTTTTCAAAAGCAGGGAAAAGGAATCTAAACTCCGCATCATCAAACTCAATGATTATAGCCATTACTGAATAATTTCCTGTGACTCGTAGACAGTTTCATCTCCTCCGCTAGATTTGGATTTTTTAAATTTCTTCCCCAAATCTTCCGGCGTGGTTTGCGCAGAACCATCTTTCTTGGTCATATCTTTTACCACTTTCTCAACATCTGTCTTTCTTTTTTGAACAGTAATAAACCCGCGATCACAATGACTCTTGAAAACCGTGTTCTGACTTAGTTTTTCTAAATCATCATCACTAACTTCTGTAACAACGCCTTGCGGAGTAATAAAATTCTTATTCATTACTCCTGCACCGCCATTAATTAAAACACTAGCACGCACACGATTAGCCGAAGCCTGCTCTTTATTTACTTTTTCAGCATATAAATGGTAACGAACATCAGCGCCTAGCGTAGAATAAACATAATTTGTCATTGTGATCACCCTTTTTATTAAATACCACTTGCACGATAAACAGCAAAACCACGCTTACAATAAACACCAGCAGTTGCGTTAGCGTGAACTTCAACGTAGCCTTTTGCACGCTGCTCAACCCCAACGAATAAATCCGTGGCGGGAACAACTTGCTTAAACACAAGCCCGTCATCAGTAGAATAATCGTCAACTGTTTCAGCATACATATAGAAAACATTCTGACCACCGTTCGCACCGTTAAATTCTGGCGCTGAAGTAATGCGAGTTTTAGGATAGTTCGCAGCAAGCCATGCTTGAATTGAATAGCCAAATTGAGTTGGTGTAGAAAGATCATCTACCGCATCAGTAGCCACGCCAATTGTAATCATGGTCTCTTTTGGGTCAACGACCTCACCAGAATTTGTACGAAGATTTTGAAAACCGGTTAACAGGTCGGACTGAATCTCCAACATTGATTTAGTAGACCAAAAAGTAGAACCGCTGAGGCCTAACTTAACAGTCTGATAAGCCGGCAACGTTGGGTCATTTAATAATCCGTAAGTTCTACCGTTACCATCATTAAAGCCATAAAAAGCAACGCGGTTACGCTCAATCTCAAGAGATTGCAATGCAGCTGTACGTTTCGACGCATCAGCATTTACATTAGCAGCAGACGCACGCAATTGCTCTAAATAGCCAACCATCAGCGCCTGCTCGAATCGAACAATAGTGCGTCGCTCATAGTTAACGTTATAGCCAGACAAAACAGGATTGGTGATATCGCTATACGGCGCTGCATAACCGAGGGTTTCCATAACCTGTTGAACAATTTCTTGATCTTCCCACCTTGCTTCACTAGACTTTCCGACAAAAGTGTCAGCACGTCTGGCAGACGTAGCAATGTTGACATGACCCGGAAGAAAATACTGCATAAACTGAATAGGGGTCGTCATCGACGGCGAAGTTACAGTCGGCTGTAATGAATCCATTGCTTGTGAAATGAATCGATCGCTAACATGAATACCCAACAAACCCAATGACTTATAATCTTTAGCATCAAAGTTATCAAACTTTTGTTTTTTTGCTCGAGGGCTTACATAACTAAGTGTTTGCATTTTTTTCTCTTTTAAAGTGTTGAAGTTGCAGGAGCATCAGTAATTTTAATTACAGCAATGCCGGGCTGGGTTACTTGAAAATAATCAACAACTGCATTAGCAAATGCCGTGCCAACAAGCGGTGCGCTAAGCGGAGCTTGAGTGCTTAACTCTCCCGTTAGAACGTCGTAATAAACATAGTCCCCAAGATCTGCTACAGCCGGAAGTTCAACCATTATGACACCCATGCTAACGCATGTCGCCGTTACTTCGTTCGGCAAAGTTAGGGAAGGCGCTAAAGTACCGCCAGAAACTGTACCGAGCAACGCATGTTCTTTCGGATAAGCTAAGAAACCAGCAAAAACGCCAGTGCCGCCAGCTTCAACTTGTAACTGTTCGCCCGCAATTTTGGTAAACACACGACCAAAAACGTTATTTGACGCGTCTGCGCTCTTTAAAATATAGATCACCAATAACGCCTAGGCCTTGATTGATTAATACAGTTGATTGAAGTGACATTATTTAACACCCTCTGATAATTTTTTTAAGTATGCGTGAACTGAATTGCTTTCATCACTTACTGAATCCATTGCCACTGTTTTTTCAGCAACGCTAGCATTACGAGCAGACAAGAAACCATTGACAGTTGCTAACTCTTCGCCAGCATCACAAGTCAAGCCCATCTTTTTAACAGCATAACTTGCAACTTCTCGAGCAGTCATGGCGGCACTATCAAAAACGCCAACAACCGGCTTCAATGCGCTTACAAGTGCGTCACGCTTTGAAACCTCACTCATCACTTGCTTGAAAGCATCTTTTTTGAAGCTTTCTAATTCTGAAGTAACTTTTTTTAGTTTAGAGTCCATTGCGACCATTTTTTCATTGTCTTTATCGTCAACGTTGACATCTTCATCTTCAGCGTCAACATCGTCGTCTTTCGGCGTCATCAGTTGAGTTACCAAAGCCTCTAATTTTTCAAATTTTGCCATCAAGTCCCCCATGGCGCTTGTAGCATCCGGTGCTTCTTGATCCAAAACTTCTGTATCTTTTTCTTGAGTCATGTTTTTAATTACCCTTTGATCAAAAGTGAATTTTAAGTGATCTAAAACCGCGACCTCTTTACCGCATCTACCCTCAGGAACAGAGGTTAAATGATTTCCTAAAATGTTTATCTGCACGTATTCATATGGTATTCCATTAAAAATACCCGGCGAATAGACGTACTCACAACCATACCCGATGGAAAGCTCAGTTGTACCATAATTAGCAATATTTGTCAATTTTTTGCTAAAAACTCGCAAATTTGCTTTAAGCTTGTTGTCAGACTGGTCAAAATATACCCCTTCACCAACTACTCCGCCTATGCCCGCCATTTCCGGCGGGGTCATACCGTTTACAGCCGACCCGATCATTGCGTGCGCATCAGTCCACGGGACAAGCTTAAATGAGTCGATTGTCTCCTGCTTTGATAACTCAGAGGCTGGACGATATACTTTATAGATGCGACTAGGCTCTAGTTCTGGGCTAATTTGTGCACCAGAGTATTCAAAAACCCCCTCCATCGATATGGGGTTGTCTTTGATCTCTATATATCCATTCTTTAATAGCTGCCTACTTGATTGCTCGTAATTTTCTTTTGTTATTTGCATGATTAACTCTCTTTAGTGTCGTACTTACATTTGCATTTATAATAGCAGTCTGTCATAACAACAGCAGAACCACCTTTAGGAATTTTAGTAATGTTCACTTTATCACTCGGAGAATATCCATATATATATACAAGAGGTGGTGGACTTGGTGGGGCTTTTGGTCTGTTTTTTCTAGCTAGATCAGTGATGGGGTTTGATCTTCCCTTTTTTTTAAGCCCTTCACCTCTGGAAATATCGAATACAATGAGAGCAACAGACAAAACTAAAATTAAAATCATAAAAAAACAAAAAAAAATACTTATCGGATCAAATATTTGCATTATTCGGCTTCCTCTATCTCACTATCACTAAATTCAACAACTGGGTTCATAGTACACCGGCAATTTATAGCCTGCCCCGGTATACCCGTCTCTCCAGTTCTCTGATCGATTATCGGCAAATCTTTAAAACTGTAAATATTCCCGTCCATGTCTATATGATCTTGCCGAGGATGCTGCCCGCCACCGCTGTGTAACCACTCAAATTTATCAATTCCATTATTTATCAACCTATGCGCAGTAATCGCGTTGTAGCTCTTTCTAACCTGATCTTCAGCTAGGTGTTTAGCTTTGTTTTTAGCTTTTCTTGTTGATACCGCAGCATTTTGGCTAACAATGTCATTTAAATCCTCTAAATTACCACTAGCAA